TGACGGTGAGCGCGTGCTGGGCGGCTGGTCGTACGCGCTGCCCGGGTCAGGCGAGCGAATCCTGATCGCTCGTGAGGATGTCGTGGCGTTCAACTTCCCCGACCCTGCCGGGGAGACGGGCGGCATGGTGGAGGGGCTGGGCCCGACGATGGTCCTGGCGCGGGAGATCGCCGCCGATAACGAGGCGACGTCCTTCGTCGGCTCGTTGCTGGCCAACTACGCGCAGCCGTCCATGGTCATCAAGACCAAGATTCCGATCAACGACGAGAAGACGGCGCGGGTGCTGAAGTCGGCGTTCATGCGTCAGATGGGCGGGGCCCATCGTGGGGAGCCGGCACTGCTGGACGCGGATACGACCATCGAGAAGCTGAGCTTCAACCTGAGCGAGCTGGAGTTTCCTGGGCTGCGCGCCAATGCCGAGACGCGCGTTGCCGCGGCCTACGGGGTGCCGCCGATCCTGGTCGGCCTGAAGGCGGGGCTCGACCGCGCGACCTACAGCAACATGCAGCAGGCGCGGAGCTACTTCGCGCAGACGACGCTCCGCAATCGCTGGCGCCGGTACGGGGACCAGCTCACCAACGACCTGGCGACCGAGTTCGGGGATGATCTGGTGCTCGACTTTGACGACAGCCAGGTTGCCGCGCTGGCCGAATCCCGCGAGGCAGCCGTCAAGCCGTTGGCCGACGCCTTCGGGCAGGGTGCCGTCACGATCAACGAATACCGCCAGCGCGTGCTCGGGCTGCCCGAGATCCATGGCGGGGATGTCCTGGTGTTGCCATACAACCGAAACACGATTGGTGATGCAGGAATAAGCCCCACATCTCCCACGCGTTCGCTCCCGCAGCGCACGTTCAAGGCCGACCCCGAGCCGATCCCCGCGGACATCGAGCCCGCCATCCGGACGCGCGATCGTCACAGCCAGGCGCTTGAAACCACGCTGGGCGATGCGCTCCACCGTCTCGGCTCCACGGTGGCGGACCGGATGCTGACCGAGTCCAAGGCGCTGGCGGATGTGGACACGCTGTACTCCGACGACGATAACCAGGAGATTGAGCGGGCGATCATCAAGGCAATTAACGGCATCATGCCGGAGGCGGTCGCGGATGCCTCGGCGCTGACGGGCGTATCGTTGACGTTCAATCTCGACTGGCCCGACATCGACGAGGCGCTGACCAACGCGGGCGCGCGCATCAAGGGCATATCCGAGACGACGCGGGCGCGCATCACGGCCGTGATCAAGCAGTCGTTGGAGCTCGGCGAGCATCCCTTTGAAGCGGCCGAGCGATTGCGCGAGGATTTCGGATTCAGCCAGGCGCGCGCCCGCACGATCGCCCGCACGGAAATGGCCGAGGCCATGGCTCACGCCACAATAGCCGCGTATGACGAGGCGGGCGTGGGAAAAGTCCTGATCTATGACGGGGCTGACATAGATGAGCCGTGCAGAGCAGTCAACGGCACCGTGCAAACCCTCGATTGGTACCGGTCGCACCGCATCCAACACCCGAACTGTACGCGGGCCGCTGCGCCCCATAGGAGTTAAGGCATGAGCCAAACCGTGAAACTATTGGACGAAACCGCCGACTCCTACGTCATCGGCGGCTACGGCGTCGTCTGGGGTGGACGCGATCTGGTCGGGGAGTATTTCACCCCCGAGACCGATTTCTGGTTCGACCGCATCACCGCCACGCCACCGGTGTTGTACGAGCACGGCATGGACGGCACAACGCGGAAGTCGGTGCTCGGGCAGATCAGCACCACCAAGGTTGACGCGAGCGGGCTCTGGATCGAGGCGCAACTAGAGAAGTCGCGCGAGTACGTCGAGGCCGTGATGGAACTGGTCAAGAAAGGCGTGCTTGGCTGGTCCAGTGGCGCGGTTTCCCATCTCGTGGAAAAGACGAAGAGCGGCAACCTGACCGTCTGGCCCGTGGCCGAGTTCAGCCTGACGCCCGATCCGTGCGAGCCGCGTACGATTGGCGTGCAGGATCTCAGCGACGTCGCCGATGAGCCCGCCGTGAAGTCCATGCTCGATCGCGTCAAAGCGCTGCCAAGCGAGCCCACGCCGATGCGTGGCGAGGCGGGGCTGTATCCCGATGGTTGCTATGAAGCGCTCACGCTCATGCTGGGACGCATGGCCGAGGCGGGCATGGCCGCGCGCGAGATGGACCACTATGACTGCTACGGCTGGGTGCTCGCGACGTTCACCGACTATTTCGTCTACTGCCATTGCGGCGACGACTACTACCGCATCGCCTACAGCCTGGGCGCCGATGGCCGGCCTGTTCTGGGCGAATGGCAAGAGGTCGAGCCGTCGTACGTGGCGGTCGGCGAAGACGAAACGATGATGGAAATGGACGTGGAAGCGATGCCCGTGGCGATGGCTGCGGCGCGCTCCGCTCACATGGCAGTTGCGGTCGTGGAACGGACGAAAGCCGTCAACGCCCGTCGATCGGCTCAGCAGCGCACGCTCAGCGAGCCCAAGCGCCGCGCCCTGACATCCGCCATGGATCGATGGGGCGCAGCGCTGGACGAGCTGAAGGTGCTCCTGAGCGATGCGCCCGAGTCTGGCACGAAAGGCCAGGCAGCGGACGAGCTGCGCCGACGCGTCGCCATTCAGGCGGCGCATATCCGGATGCTGGCCTCCTAGATACCCCGACCAGCGCACGAATCACCACCCGCCGACGAGGCGGGTTTTTTGTTGGAGGGAATCATGAGCAAGCTGCTCGAGAAGCTCCAGGGCCAGATGAAGGCGCTCCTCGCCGAGTCTGACGAGATCTCGGCCAAGGATGACCCGACGGCCGAGGACCTGGAGCGCATCACCGCCATTGGCGGCGAGATGAAGGCGCTCCGCGGCCAGATCGAGTCCGCGTCTGAGGTCGAAGAGACGAAGGCGTGGTCTGCGAAGTCGGCGGGCATGTTGCCGATCGCGGTGCCCGGCGTGGCTCCGGCTGAGCGCTCCGATGAAGACAGCCCCGCGCAGCGCCAGGAAGCGGCCACCAAGGCGGCGTCACGGGCCTGGTACGTCAAGCGGTTTGGCGACGTGCCGGCAGCCGCGGAGCAGATCGCCAAGGAGCTCTACGGCGAGTACGACAACGGCGACTTCAGCTATGTCGCGATGAAGAAGCATCAGGACTTCGTACGGTATCTCCGCACAGGCGAGGGTGATCGGAAGTATTCCCGAATGCTGCTCCTGACCCCGCAGCAGATCATCGATGCCGCCGCCGATGGCGCGACCATCGCGGAGATCAAGTCCACCATGATCGAGGCGGACGACACGCTGGGCGGCTACCTGGTGCCCGAGGACATGCGCACGGGCATCATCGAGCGCCTCCCCGGTATGACCGTCGTCCGCTCGGGCGCCAACGTCATCACGACCTCACGCGACAGCGTGCCGATCACCACGGCCACGGGCGGTACCAGCCGCTACAGCTCCGGCGTTCGGGTCACCTGGACCAACGAGCAGCCAACGTCCGGCACGGGCACGACGAACGCGACGTTTGGCCAGTCCAAGATCCCCGTGCATACGGTGATGGCGGACACCACGATCTCGCGCGACCTGCTCGAGGATGCGGTGTTCGACCTTGCGGGCTACCTGGCCCGCAAGTTTAGCGAGGCCATGGCCATCGATGAGGACGAGCAGTTCCTCGTCGGTGACGGTCTGGGCAAGCCGCAGGGGATCCTGAACGGCACCGCCGCCAATGGCGCGCCGTTCGACGCCAATGTGACCACGGTGAACAGCGGCTCCGCGGCGGCGCTCACGGCCGACGGAATCATCAAGCTGCCGACGAACCTGGATGCGCAGTACCGCCAGGCGGGCGCGGTCTGGGTGTTCGCCAAGGCGACCCGCCAGGCGATCGAGCTGCTCAAGGACGGATCCGGCCGCTATCTCCTGGGGGACAACAACAATCCTCTCGGCGGGAACGGCGGGGACCGTCTGCGGAACTACGGCATCAAGGAGTCGGAGGCGATGCCTGCCATCGCGGCCAACACCTACCCGGTGATCTTCGGCCATCTCCAGGGCTACACCATCGCCGATCGCATCGGCATGAGCGTCGAGCGGTATCTGGACTCGACCACGGCGCGGACCAACACGGTCGTGTTCTACGCCCGCCGCCGTCTTGGTGGTCAGGTCGAAGAGGGCTGGCGGATCATCGTGCAGAAGGTCTCGGCGTAACAGTCGCGATCTGACCGCAGAAGGGAGATTAGATCATGGCAATTCACGGACTCTCCAAGAACGCTCGCATCATCACCGTGCATGCGGGCACGACCGCGTCGGCCACGACCACGCTCGACTCCTCGGTGATCGACATGGCGGGGTACGAGAGCATCATGCTCATCGGCTCCGTTGGGTCGACCGCCGCGGACAACGGCATGGATCTGCTGGTGTCAACGAGCTCGTCCACCGCTCAGGCTGAGGATGTGCTGAACAGCCGCGTGTCCGCGGCCAATAGCACGGGCCTTCTGCTCGACGTGGCCCGCTTCCCGGCAGGCAAGCGGTATGCCTTTGGCCGTTACGTGCGCGGCAACACCGCGAACACGGCCGGCAAGAT